CTGCCCTCTGAGTGGGAATATGCTCAAGCAATGGCGCACTTATTGGCCGGGCGGCAGCGTCAATCGCCTGCATCGCTGCCATCAAGGTCTCGGCGCTCTGCGCAGAATTGATCGGCACCGATTGGTCGAACTTCATGGCCAGGACCTCGGCGTGGTAACTGTACGTACGCGACGGTCCAGCGCTGCCATCTCCCAGTAGATCCCAGACTGACACACCTAGGCCGCGGGCCAATGCGTCGATCTCATTGAGTTTTGCGCTGCCGAGTTTTCCCGAGCGTGTAGGAGCGCGCTTGTCTGGGTCCAAATAGTAGCCAATGGTGCGCTGCGACAACCCGCATTGCTTGGCAATGTAGGGCAGCGTCAGATCACGCGCATCCTTAATTCGGCCCAAATTGGCCACCAGCAGTTCGTTGAGTGAAGGTTTTGGCACCTTCCCAGCATATTGGCCCCGATTGGTAATAGGTTGCTTGTCGATATAGCAAAACTTTGCTATATTCGCGTCCTGTGATGACACAAGACCTCGATCAATCTGTTTTGGCGGCTTTAAATGCGCGCCGTGGCGAGTGGCCACGCGTTGCCATTGCTGCTCAAGTGTCGTATTCATGGCTGTCCAAATTCGCAAATGGGCACATCGACAACCCCGGTTATCGAACCTTGAAACGCCTAGAGACTGCGCTGGCGCCCGTAGTGGCAGCGCAGACCCCTCCAGCCGAGCAGGCGACCGCCCAGGCCTGACATATGACCGGCGCCGCCATCCATCGAACGGTGCGCCAGTTGCTGGCCCAGCGGGCCGCGGCGACCGGTCGCCAATCCATCACCCAGTTGCAGTTGCCGCTCCCCACCTATCTGGGAACGTCTGGCGGTGACTCTTTGCACCCGCATGGCCGTGTATCGGCTGGCCGGATCCGAATGACGTGTCTCCCCAACAAGCCTCGAAAGGGCTGGAGCCGGTCGGGTGCATTTTTTCTTGTCCATTGGTCCAGTGTGCAGGCGTCGGCGCTGCCTGTCACTGGTACATGCCGCGGCGGTTTACCAATGCGGTCGCACCAGCGCCAGATCCACCAATAACAGCAAGGGGCCCCAAATGAATCTGACCGCACACCTGTACCGCGCTGCGCACAATTTCCCGCCTGGCATGGGCACGCTGGCCGGCGCGCTTGGCATTGCCGAGTCGAGCCTGCAAAACAAGGTAAGCATCACCAACCATGCCGCGCACTGCAGCCCCGAGGAGATGGCCCGCATCATGGACATCACCGGCGACCACGGCGCATTGCATGCGCTGAATGCACGCCTGGGCTACGTGGCAATGGCGCTGCCGCAGCTGTCCAACTTCGAGGACGATTCGGCGGTTCAGCTGATGACCACGACGATCAAGGAATTCGGCGAGCTGATGGCTGAGGCAAGCGCCGACCTGGCCAATGGCCGCGTCACCGATAACCAGATGGCGCGCATCAGCAAGGAAGGCATCGAGGCGATAGCCGCCATTCAGCAGCTGCTGTCGTTCGCGCAGCAGCGCAATGATGCGAGCAAGCCGGCGGCGGTGCGCGGTGGGACATTGCGCGCAGCATGAGCACTGCGACCGTCGAGCGCCAACCGGTCGACCTGCGCCAGGCCGAGGCCATGCTGCAGTTTGTCGACGGCTGTGAGGACCGCGAGACATGGGTCGCGGTCGGGATGTCGCTCAAACAAGAATTCGGCGATTCGGCGTGGCCGGCCTGGGAGCAGTGGAGCGCGCAGGCGGCGAACTTCAGTGCACCGGCTTGCCGCTCGAGCTGGCGCGGCTTCAAGAGCCGCAGCGCGGGCGGGTACACGATCGGCACGCTGATCAAGCTGGCCATGGAGGGCGGGTACAAGTTCACCCCTGGCGAGAAACCCGACCCCGCTGTGATGGCGCGTCGACGCGCTGAGCGGGCTGCCATTGCGCGCACCGAGCAGGCCAAGCGCCTGGCCCAGGCTGAGAATGCCGAGCAGCAGGCGCTGCAGGCCTGGCGCATTGCAGAGCGCACGGGCACCAGCGCCTATGCCACGCGCAAGCTGATGGACGCACCGGAGTCCTGCCGGTTCATTCCATCGTCGCAGGGCGGCGGCCTGGTGCTGCCGATGCTGCGCTATGACCTGCCGCGCGAGCAGTCGCTCAAGGGCGTACAGGTGATCCGCGACGACGGCACCAAGCGGTTCACGCCCGGCATGGCCAAGACCGGGACCGCATGCCGGTTGGGCCTGGCGGTGGTCGGCGAGCCGGTGTTCATTGTCGAGGGCTACGCCACCGGCATGACCATCCGCATGGCGCTCGAGCGTCGATACCCGGTGTTCGTGGCCTGGGATGCCTACAACCTGCCGGTGGTGGTCGAGAGTGTGTACCACATGCTGCCAGGCTGCCCGATCGTGATCTGCGCCGACGACGACTGGAAGACGACCAACAAGGGCGTCGCCAACAACGTGGGCCGCATCCAGGCGCAGATCGCGCTGGATTCTGTCATGGATGTGGGCGCCCGGCTGGTGGTTCGGACGTTCCCGGTGTTTAGCAAAGGCACCGAGCGCGCTGACAAGGATTCAGACTTCAACGACCTGCACCGCCTCGAGGGTTTAGGCCAGGTGCGCCAGCAGCTGGATCTGGCGCTTGATGTGATGCGGGAGATACAGACCTATGGCTGAAATTCACCACATGAGCAGTCTGCCCCCCGACATGGACAATGGTGCCGCGCCCGCAGACGGCCCGGGGGGTGGGGCCGGTGGCCCCAAGCGTGAAAAGCGCAAGAAAAAGGTCGACACCGGCAAGCTGCAGACGCTGTTCCGCAGCTGGGCGCTGCAGTATTGCAGCCAGATCGCCTGGGACACCGAGACCCGGGCCGCCTACGCCATCGCCGGGCTGCGCAACCAGTTCGGCAACGACGAGGTGCGCATGTGGCTGCAGTCGGACAAGCGCCGCGTGGTGCTGGCCGAGCAGGTGGTGTTTGACCCTTCGAACAAATGCGGGCCGGGCTGCATCAACCTGTACGCAGGCCTGCAGACGGTTCCCATGCAGGGCGACTGCCAGCCGATTCTGGATTTGCTGCACCACCTGGTGGGCGGCGTCGAGGACGTGTTCCGCTGGGTGCTGGACTGGATCGCCTACCCGCTGCAGAAACCGGGCGCCAAGATGCCAACCAGCGTCATCATGCACGGCGATGAGGGCAGCGGCAAAAACCTGTTCTGGGAGATCGTGCGGGACATCTACGGCGAATACGGATCTGTGGTGGGGCAGGACCAGCTCGAGGACAAGTTCAACGACTGGATCTCGCGCAAGCTGTTCATCATCGGCGACGAGGTGCTGAGCCGACAGGAAATGCGCCACCTCAAGGGCAAGCTCAAGGCGATGATCTCCGGCCGCGAGATCAAGATCAACACCAAGATGATGCCGGTCCGCTCCGAGGCGAACCACGTCAATCTGGTGTTCCTATCCAACGAGCTGCAGCCCAATGCGCTGGACGCCAGCGACCGGCGCTACTGCGTCGTATGGACGCCGCCCAAGATGGATCCGGCCTATTACCAGGCGGTGGTGGCCTGTCGTGACAATGGCGGCCGTGAGGCCTTCATGGACTTCCTGCTCAAGCGCGACCTGAGCCAGTTCGAGCCCTACACCCCGCCCCCGCTGACGCAGGCCAAGGCCGATCTGATCGACCTGGGCCGCCCCAACCCTGAGCGGTGGTTTCTCGCGTGGAGCAGGGGCGAGCTTCCGGTGTCGTTCAAATCCTGCAGCTCTGACCAGGCGTACCGGCTGTATCGCCGCTGGTGCGTGATCGAAGGCGAGAAGTTCCCGATGTCGAAAAACGTATTCGGCCGCATGGTGATGCGCCAGGCCGCCGATCTGGTGGCCGTGCGGGTTGCCAAGCCAAAGAGTACCGGCACGCCGACCCGCATGTGGTGGGCGCCCCCGCCCCCCGATGGGAGTGAAACGGGCGCGGCGGCTCAGGACGCGATCGACTATTTCGAGGCAGCACTCAAGGGGTACATCGGTGAAAACTGAGCACGACAACATGCGGCCAGTTACGGATTCATCCGTAACCAACTGCCCATCCGTAACCTGCCGTAACCCGCATGGATATTGGGCAGTTACGGCGTTACGGATGCGAGGTTCAATCGGCCCATGTGTGCGCGCACGCACGCACGCACACACACGATTTATCCGTAACTGCCGTAACGCCGTAACCAGCCTTTATCCATGCGGGTTTTCAAGTTACGGATGGTCGGATGTATCCGTAACTGCCGTAACCATGGGGGTGCTGTCATGCAACTGAGCATCGAGACCAACTTCAAGGATGTGGCCCGCCAGCTCAAGACGCTGCAGGC